TTAATCGACCCACCCATGTCCTTGTCTTAAATGCCAAAACTTATGAGTAAATCGTTCCCATAATAATCCGAGTAAAGTATGTGAGGAATATGTTCCTTCTTTACATTTATAAATCCACATAATAAATTCCTTTGTTATATCAATACATTATATAAGATTTGCTGTTAAAAGTAAATAGATTTTTTTTTAATTTTTTTATGAAAAAGTATTGACAAAATTGAAAAAACTGATATAATAAAGCTAACCTTTGCCGCCTGGGTGAATACCCTAGTGAACTGTTCCTTTGGGTTTCCTAAATGAAACAATATTGGACAATTTTTCTTCTGCAGAATCTTGACTACTTCTAAAATCCATATTATATTGTTCATCAATTAAACTATCAAATAAATCAGAATTGTTTTTTAATATTTCTTCTGCAGCCTTTTTCTCTGCTAATCTATGGCCATCACTCTTAACCATCTTGTGTTTACCATCCATTAAATCTTCTGCAATCATTTGTAATGTTTCTAAATAAAGAGATTTCAAATCATCTGATGGTTCAATCTGACAAACTACATGTAAAGGATTTAACATATATAATAAATTCATATTATCAAAAAAGGACATCCAAGGTCTTAAAGAATAATACTTTGTACCAGAAACATAACTTTCTGTTGAGTTTATCTTTAATACTTTTCGTATAACTACGTCTTGTTCTTCGTTATCAGGCCATTGAACTATTTCACAAATAATTTCATCACCGTTTGCCATCATAAATTGTTGTAATACTATGTCTTCGCTCATATGTTCACCTTGTATGTTTTGTGATTGAATTTCTCTCTTTTATATATCTTTAATCTTTCCAGTCCGTGGAGGAAGGCGAAATTCTTTTGACTTAACCAACTGATATCATCTATCAAGTCATACAACTTTGTTGGTTCACCATTATCACTCGGTCTTAATCCACGACCTATACTTTGCAATACTCTTATCTGCGACTTACTTGGAGATGCAAATATAATATTGTGTAAGTTTCTAATATTTATTCCTGTACTAAATGTGCCTAAACTGGCGACTATGATTGCGTCTTTTTGTTTCTCTGTGATGTGTCTTATTGATTCTCTGTCTGATGTATCTACTTGACCTGATACAAAAAATACTTTGCGTTTTTCACTTGCTTTATTTTGTATCATACGATATAGTGGTTCACCGTGTTTCTCTACAAACTGAAATAACACAAGTGTATTACCTTTTTGGTCTAGTGCGAGATTCGTTATAAACTTATTTCTCTTTTCATTTGTTACGATATAATCTATTTCATCTTGATATTTTCTTTTACCAAAGTACTTGCGAGTTGTTTCATCATATGTTAATGTTAGACGTTTAATATCAAGTTGTGCAAGTGTTTCATTCTCTTGTAGTGTCTTTGTCGTTGTTACATGCATAATACGACCAAACAGTCCTTGCAATACAAGTTCGTGTGTCAATGCGCCGTCTAGTGTACCTGTTGTACCGAATCTGTATGCGGCCTCTGTGCATTTGTTCATTACAGTCATAAGAGATTTAGATTTAAACCCATGACACTCATCACCTATGACCATACCGAACTGGTCAAACCATTCTTTAGGTAGTTTGTATATAGATTGCCATGTACTAATTACGACCGAACAGTCTACATTCTTATCTCTACCAGAATATATTCTATGCATTGATTCTTCATTATACCCATAGTTTTTAAAATCATTGAACATTTGTTCGACTAATGATGTTGTTGGTACAATAATCAATATCTTTCTATCATTGAGTTCTTCAAGAAAATATCGAGCGAGTATATAAATGATTAGAGATTTACCAGAACCTGTAGGTGATAACAATATTGCACGTTTTCTTTTGAGTCCACTAACAACTGCGTTGAATTGATAATCTCTGACTTCCCAAGGTAACTCTAAACTCTTGACAAATTCGTACAATTGTTCTATATTAATGTCTTGTGATGTATCAGGATAACCATACTTACTTTCCATAAGTTCGGTTTCGTAGTTGTTTGTTTTACAGAAGTGTAATAGATGTTGATACAGACCAACAGGAAGTTGTCCGTTCTGATTGAACAGTTTTATCTTACCGTCCCACACACGATTTTTGTAGGCCGGCATGTATTTGTAACCAGGCACAAAGAAAGAAAAATAATCTATCAACTCATATGCGATAGACCGTTCACATTCAATCTGAAGATTAGAATGATTTATGAGCCCGATTCGAACCTTTTCCAGTCTATCATGTTTCGTATTGTCTGGTGTCGCCATTTTATTGTATCAACTATATTTGTCAATGTATCTATAACAGTTTTATAATATTGTATTCTTTCTTCAGATTTTTGTATCTCTGGGTCGGCATCATAATAATAATTCATTTCACCTTTCAAGATTTTCAAACCATCAAATGGGTCAGGATTCCAACCTAAGTCTTTGATAGTTTGTTCGTCCATCTTGCCGTTATAATATAACCATTTTTGTTTTAACAAGGTCTTTTGTTCAAACTCTAACTTCTTTTGAGTAAGTTTTGCTCTTGTTAATAACTCTAGGTATTTTGCATGTAATGAGGGAGTTTTTCGTGATGCATCATCTAAATGCATACTTGGAATTTCACATTCACTTTGCCATTCTTTTAATATATCATCAAGTTTCATGTCTTAAAAATTTCACTTCTTTCGTATCACTGTCTATATACATAAATTCTTCGCAGAACATATCTTGTATTATATCATAATTTTCTTTATATGTAAAGTGTTCTATGCCTTTATTTACAGTAAATATTGATTGTTCTTTTTTGATGTGATTGGTTACCTCACATTTAATAGGATTAATTAGATATGGAACATCTTCTTTTTTTATACCTATATTTAATTTATCAAAAATTTCATATGCTTTATCAGAGTGAAACAATTCTTCATATGAACATACAGTAAGATTTAAATGTTTTATATTATTGTAAATTTTTGAAGTGTTTTCTTTTGTATAATTTATAAAATTTTTACATTCATTTATATCTAAAATATCAGGATTTAATTTCTTATCTAAAGTTTCATTGTGTTGCCAAGAAAGATATTGTGATAATAAATTTTGTCTATATAAAAATAAATGTGTACAATCAGTATCAATTTTATCTAATAGATAATTTATATCTGTTATTCTACCATCATATAATATTTTAATAACATAAGAATTTGTTTTAGGTCTTACGAATTCGGTATCACCTTTATATCTTAATTTTTGTAGATTGTAATAATTTTGAAAATTAAATGATAAACTGGCTTTACCTGTTTGTGTAGAGCCCCATATCGCTAGTTTCATGCTGAATCATAATTTCTCGGTGTTAATATTGTACTTCCGTCTTGTAGTGTTCGTTTTTCAAGTGATGATGTGATACCACCTGTTGTTGAGTTTACACCTAATAGTTCAAAATAAATGTATCTAAAATCAACCGTAAATGTTAAATACTCTGTTCCACTCCCAGTTGATTGAAATTGTACAGTACCAATAGATGTTGGTATTGCATCAATATATCTAATTTGTCTGGTTTGGTTGTTATGACTTGACAATATACTTAATGTAATATCTGCAGAGTTAGGCGCATCTCTACTTGTTCTATCAAGTGCGTTTGCAGGATTGTTATCTAAATTTCTACGCATCCAATTAAACATTTCTGTATAACTATGCATATCTTCATCTAAAATTATATCACAAGATAATGCACCAAATACAAGAGTGTCCCCTGAAAAAGGAACTGCAACTTTTTTAAATGCAGTTTCTACTGCACTCATTTCCATACTTGGATGACTTACAGACTGACAGAAAAATTCCAGATTAGGATAATGTTTTCTATCAATCAATAACTTAAATGAAGTTGGTTGTAGATAATTTATATTTGTTGTTAAGTCTACCATATCTTTATTTATACAAAAAAAAGGGGACCGAAGTCCCCTTAATTTAATTTAGGATTCAATATCTAGATTATGCACCTAGGATATTGTCAACTCTGAATAGTCTATAGTATTGGTTAGACTTAGCGGCTGCAAGACCGTCTGCTGGGTTTGCACCTACGAATGGGTTTGAAACCATACCGTAACGAGTTTTAAATCCAATTCTTGGTTGGAAACTGTCTTCAGCAACTGCACGAACCATTGTGAGTGGGACGTATGGGCAGTAGAATAGACCAGCATCGTAAGGGTTTGTACCTTTATATCCAACTGTGATATAATCAGTAGTTGCATATGGGTCAATGTAAACCCTTGTTCTTCCGTTAAGAGTACCAGCAAATGTGTTACCAGTATCATCAACTTGTAGTGCAGTAGATAATGCAGGAGCATAATCCAACATGCCTGAAGCTGATAGAGCAGACGCAACATCTGAAGAACATACGATAAAGTTACCTTTACCTCTACGAGTTTCTTTTGCGATTACGTTTGATTCTCTTTCGATTTGAAGAATTAAACCTTTGAATTTTTCAACTGACCAACGACCATCAGCATCTGTTTGAATATCAAAGATACCATTAACAGCTGTGTTGGTTTGTAGAGCACCAGTCTTAGCTTGTGAGTTGATTGTTCTTACAACTTCCCTGTTGATTTCAGCAAGGATTTCTGTTGAAAGAATGTTAGCCAACTCTGTTTCAGCGTCTAGACCATGGATAGCTTTTAAGTCTTGAGCCAATTCCATTGTGTACTCAGCTTTTAGGGCACGTGATTTAGCAGTAACAGTTGCTTTTTCAATGGTGAATCCCATGTTAGCAATTGCATTTGCAGCTGAATCACCGATTGCTTCAGCAGAGTCAGTTGCCATACCTGGTGTTGCTAGTGCAGTACTTCTGTCGTCATCAGCAGTTGAGTCTGAATCAGTAGCAGCAGCAATACCAGAACCGTCAGCAGGTTGAGCAGCTCCAGTTTGTGTACCAGAGAATCTTGTGTCTGCTTCGTTGAATAGTGCTTCTGGTGAACCAGTTGTACCAGCAGTATAACGTGATTTCATCGCGAAGATTAAACCAGTTGGACCAGTCATTGGTTGTACACCAGCTACATCGTATGCCATTAGGTTAGGCATAGCACGTCTTACTAGTGAAATTAGAACTGGGTTCCAATTAGCGGCTGAATTAGTAT